CTTTATTTTTGCCCCGGAGGAAAAATTATATTTTACACTCTGAAAATTTTCTATAGGGATATAAGGAGGAATCAGCAGTTTATAGCATATTCTGTCTCCTTTCTCTTTTTGTGATAACTTCCTCTTGTTACAAAAAGCCTTTGAAAACTCCTTATATCTCTATAAAAACTTTTTAGAAGTATTTAATAAAGGAGAAAAATATGCCAAGAAATGAGAGAAAATCACAAGGAAGAGATCCAAACATAAAGAAAAGAAAATCTAAGCCAGCGGAAACACCAGAGGGGAGAGAAAATCAGTTAATTGCATTAGCTTATGATGCAGCTGAAGAACGAATCCGTAATGGAACTGCTAGTTCTGCAGAGATAGTTCACTTTCTTCGCATGGGGTCGACTAAGGAAAGACTGGATCAGAAAGACAAACAAAAAGATATTGAGTTAAAGTCTGCAAAAACCGACGCATTAGAATCTCAGAAGAGAATCGAAGAACTTTACTCAAACGCACTATCAGCAATGAGAAAATATTCTGGACAAGAAGAGATAGAAGAAAGGTGAGAGAAAATTATGTGGAAACCATCAACACAAAAAAGCTATTGGCATCCTCAACCGACATCCGATGAGTTATACCACCATGGTATTCTCGGTCAGAGATGGGGCAAAAAGAATGGACCTCCATATCCTCTTGATACAGAAGATCATTCTGCCGCTGAAAAGAAAGCCGGTTATAAAAAGTCTATAGGCGGTAAGACTTCATCTGTTAAAAAGAAATCTAATAAAGAAGAAGCAATACATATTATTGACAAGTATAAAGGTAACTATAAGCATGGTTTCTTAGAAGGTGATGAAGAAAAAGTTGTTAAAAATGCAATTATAGCTGATGAAGAAACAATATGTTCTAAGATGGCTGATGAAGTAATTAGTGATATTCAACGCTGGAAAAAAGAAGGATATGAATCGACAATAGGAGAAAAAGGTGACAAAGAACTAATAAAGAAAGATTTAAAGTACAATTTGAAAAATATTAGAGGAATCTTCCCTGGAGGTGATGGTAAGGTGTCTTTTATAATGGACGGAATGGAATACTATTGCGATAGTCAACCACTTGATGTTGATTATGATTTAAAGACAAAGAAATTATCTTATAATTGGTCATGATCTACGAAAGAACTAGAAAATATTCTGGACAAGAAGAGATAGAAGAAAGGTGAGAGAAAATTATGTGGAGACCAACAATTAGTTCAGATGAATTATACCACCACGGAATCTTAGGTCAGAAATGGGGTAAAAAGAATGGCCCACCATATCCATTAGATGGTTCTGATCATTCCGCAGCAGAAAAGAAAGCTATGAATAAAGCTAACTATAAAACATATAAAGCAGTCAACAGAATGGAAAGAAAAAGAAAAGTAGTAAGAGATACAAATATCGGCGCGGCTGCTGGAACATTAGCCGGATTAGCAATAGGCGGGGTAGCAGACCCAGTGGGAATTGTTACACTTATGTTAGCTGGTGCTGCTGGAACGGCCATAACATCATCTGCAATACGAAAGGGCGCCGAGATTGTGAAGAATTCAAAGTATAAGAGGATGTTAAATAATGGTTAAAGAGCGAACCTATACGGAACTCTCCAAACTTAAAACTTATGAAGAAAGATTTGACTACCTTCTTTTAAGAGGTAAAGTCGGAATTGAAACATTTGGTTATGATAGATACCTGAACCAAATCCTTTATAATTCTCCTGAGTGGAAAAAGCTTAGAGACAAAGTCATCATAAGAGATAATGGTAACGACCTTGGACTTGAAGGATATCCAATTTATGGAAGAGTTATAATTCATCATATCAATCCAATAACATTGGATGACGTTCTTAACTATTCTCCAGATGTATTCAATCCCGAGTACCTTATATGCACAGCTCACAAAACACACAATGCCGTACACTACGGAGTAGAAGATTATGTAAGATCTATGGAAGTAGTGGAACGCAAACCAAACGATACTATTCCATGGAGGTAAATCAAAATGCGGAAACCAATTGTATCATCTGACGAACTTTATCATCATGGAATACTTGGTATGAAATGGGGAATTAGACGCTACCAAAATCCAGATGGAACTCTTACCGATCTGGGTAGAAAAAGATTGGGGTTGAGCGGTACAGATTATGATGATAAATTCGGAGACGATTATGTTATTAAAAAGGGTACCAAAGCAACTCGTGTAACCAGTATTGATTATGAAGATGACGAATTAAGAAAAAAAATCGACCCGTCTTATTCTAGAGAATCGGTTGATAGAAAAAGACAGGCTGCCGAAAAAGAGTTAGCTATGAAATACCTATCAATAGATAATGTTAGAAATAGTGGGCGATCTAGAGGTGATAAATATTATTTAGCTTGGTTTGGCGACTATGGTTGGAATTTTAGTAATACATTCATAGATACGTATGTAACATCCAAAGATTTAAAAATAGCATCGGGTAAAAAAGTACTCGACGAAATGTTAGAAGAATATGGTGATTATAAAGTAACAGAAATGTTAAAAAAGCAGAAAAAGAATAAAACTTATACCCCATATTCTGCTTATAAAGAAATATCTTTAAATTACACCGACGATAAAGAGCTATTTAATAAAATAAATAAAAAACTTGAATCAATGGGATATGACGGTGTAGAAGATATTAATGATACAGATTCCGATATGCCAATAATAGTATTTAACGCAAAGAAATCTGTTAAACAAACATCTCATGAAACCGCAGACGAATATGCTGAGCGTAATAAATTATATGATGATTAAGGAGGTAAATCAAAATGAGCAAAAATAGAAATTATCAGAGCTATTATAAGCAGCCCGAAACAGAACAGCCCATAGAAGATGCTGTAACAGAAGAGCTGCCAGAACCAAAAGAAGAGCCTACTTTTGAAACAGATGTTACACCAACAGAAGTAATTCAGAAAGCAACGGCTATAGTAAAGGGCGCTCCAAAAGTAAATATGCGTTCCGCACCAAATAAAGATGCTACAGTAATAGCAGTTCTTCCAGAGAATACCGAGGTATTAATCGAAAGCGATTCAAATGAATATTGGTATCAGATAGAATTTAATGGTGCTTCAGGATACATGATGAGTAAATATTTAAAGAGGATTTAATCATGTCAGATATAGATGTAAAAAATTCAATATTAGCATCAACTAAAAAGATGCTCGGGGGATTAGACCCGTTTGAAGAATCGCCGTTTGATGCAGATATAATAATGCAGATAAATGGAGTATTCAGTATTCTTCAACAGCTTGGTGTTGGGCCAGAAGAAGGATTCTCAATAGAAGATAGTACTACTCTTTGGACTGACTTTAGCACGGACACCATAATATTAAACATGATTAAACCTTATATGTATGCAAAAGTTAAACTGGCTTTTGACATATCGTCAACACCATCGTCTGTAATAACTGCATTAACTAATCAAGTATCGGAATTTGAATGGCGAATGAATGTTCGGGTTGATCCAGGGGAGGATAAACCATGAATAGCCACACATTAGATATGTTTATTACTATATTAATTTCTGTATTGGGTTCTTCTGGACTTTGGGCTTATATTCAAACGAAATACCAAAATAAAGATGATAGAACTAAAATGCTTCTTGGTCTAGGTCATGATCGGATAGTGTACCTATGTTCTAAATATTTAGAAAAAGGCTTTATAACATATGAAGAGTATGAAAATTTACATGATTATTTGTATGAACCGTATAAAGCTTTAGGTGGTAATGGTACGGCCGAAAGACTAATGGAAGAAGTGGACAAATTACCCGTCACATCACCTAAATGAGCTTTATAGAATTCAACCCAAATCCAAAAGGAAAAGTAGCAGTTAGGAGGGCTATGTAAATGTGGAAACCTACAGTTAGCTCGGACGAGCTATACCATCATGGTATTTTAGGGATGAGCTGGGGTCATAAAAATGGCCCGCCTTATCCTTTGGATAAAACAGATTATTCTTCTGCTGAAAAGAAAGCTGCTAGAAAAGCAGCAAGAGCTGAAAAGCGAGCGGCAAAGAAAGAAAAAAAGAAAATTAAACACGATTTAAAGCAGCAAAAGAAAGCTGAAAAAATCGAAGCTAAACGCCAAGAGATTTTAAAAACCGGGTCTTTAAAAGATGTACGGAAATTAAAGGGTAATATATCTAATCAAGAATATCAAGAGGTATTTAAACGTCTTGAAAACGAACAAAAATTAGATGATTTCGATAAACAGCGAAAAGTAAATGCTGCAACAAAAATAAAAGCTGCAAAAAGTGTCGTGTCTGATATAAATTCCACCACAGATGCAGCATTAAAATTATACAATCGTGGAGCTGCAGTTTGGAATGTAGTTGCCAAGAAAAAAGGTTGGGAACCACAAGACTTACCAATAATAAAAGTTGACAGCGGCAAAAAAAAGAAAAATAAGGATAAAGATGAAGATGACGATGATGATTGACGGAGGTAAATTGTTATGAATGAATATCTCCAGCACTCATCAAAAGGTACTAGCTGGGTTAAAAGACAAGCAGAATATGAGAAAAAGGTAAATAAAAGATATTATTATCGATATGAATCCATATTAAAGAAACTTTGGAAATTAAAAAAGAATCCTAAAAGAAGTGCCGAATATGAAAAGTTAAAAGCGGAATATGAAGCTAGTAAAAAACAAAAAGCCTATGCTCATGCTGCAAAAAGCTTTTCAAAAATAGCAGACAAGACAGGTTCTAAAAAGTACAAAGCCAAAGCCGACGAGTACCAAAAAATTGCCGATAGTTTACGAACTAGTGAATCGGTATCGAAAAAATTAAGTAGCATTTCTAACGACGCATTAAAAAGAGGAAAAGCTATACTTGATAAATTATTAAAGAAGAAGGGTTAATAATATGCTATCTAATACCGCAACCCCTAAATATTATGGTATGTTCCGGGATGCGGTTATGCGCGGAGAAATCCCGGTCAATAAAGAAATTTCTATGGAGATGAATCGCATAGATGATTTCATAGCAAATCCGGGGATTTACTATGATGATGAAGCGGTGGAAGGATGGATATACTATTGTGAAAACGAACTTACACTTACCGACGGTTCACCATTAAAATTATTAGACTCCTTTAAATTATGGGGGGAGCAAATATTTGGATGGTACTATTTCAAAGAGATATCAGTATACGTACCAAACGCCAATGGTGGTCGAGGGCATTATGTAAGGAAAAAGATTAAAAAGCGCCTGATAAATAAGCAATATTTAATAGTTGCAAGAGGTGCTGCAAAGTCTATGTATGAAGCATGTATCCATTCTTATTTTCTAAATGTAGACACATCTACGACTCATCAAGTGCATACAGCACCAACAATGAGACAAGCGGATGAAGTACTTGCCCCAATTAGAACATCCATTACACGAGCACGTGGTCCATTATTCCAATTCTTAACTGAAGGTTCATTACAAAACACAACCGGAAGTAAAGCAAATAGGCAGAAACTTTTCTCTTCAAAGAAGGGTATAGAGAATACATTAACCGGTTCTTTATTAGAAGTCAGACCTATGACAATTGATAAACTTCAGGGACTGAACAGTAAAATAAATACTGTCGACGAATGGCTTTCCGGCGATTTAAGAGAGGATGTTGTTGGAACTCTCGAACAGGGTGCTTCTAAGAACCAGGGTGGTGTAGATGATGAAGACTACATCATAATTGCCGTATCATCAGAAGGAACTGTACGAAACGGTCCGGGCGATGATATCAAAATGGAATTGATGGATATATTAAAGGGGGTACGTACAGACCCACATTATTCCATTTGGTATTATAAATTAGATGATATCAAAGAAGTAAACGACCCATCAATGTGGCTTAAAGCCAATCCAAATCTAGGTAAAACTGTTAGCTTTGAAACATACCAATTAGATGTAGAAAAAGCAGAACAGGTGCCATCAGCTAGAAATGATATTTTAGCAAAGCGTTTTGGCATTCCAATGGAAGGCTATACATATTTCTTCACATATGATGAAACTCTATGTCATCCCCCTCGTGATTATTGGTCTTTACCATGTTCTCTTGGTGCCGACTTATCACAAGGTGACGACTTCTGTGCATTCACATTCTTATTCCCTCTCCAAAACGGCTCCTTTGGTGTAAAAGCCAGAAGCTATATAACCGAAAGAACATTGTTCAATCTTCCAGTAACCATGCGCCAAAAGTATGACGAGTTTATGAAAGAAGGCTCGCTAATTGTTCTTAACGGAACCGTTTTAAACATGATGGATGTGTTTGACGATTTGGACAGACATATTACCGAACGTGAATACGATGTTCGATGCTTTGGTTTTGACCCATATAATGCAAAAGAATTTGCAGAACGATGGGAAAAAGAAAATGGACCATTTGGAATGGAAAAAGTAATTCAGGGTGCTCGAACAGAATCGGTTCCTTTGGGCGAACTTAAGAAACTCGCTGAAGATAGAGTACTTCTATTTGATGAAGAAATTATGACGTTTACGATGGGTAATTGTATCACTTTGGAAGATACAAATGGTAACAGAAAATTATGGAAGAAGCGTTATGAACATAAGATAGATAATGTGGCTGCCATGATGGATGCATATGTCGCTTATAAAATTAACGTGGATTTGTTCGATTAAATAAGAGGAGGCCCCTATGGGTAGTATATGGAAACCTAGTATGACATATTCGGATGTTTTACAGCATTCTGCCAAAGGTAGTACATGGAAAAAACATAAATATATTAAGAAGATTGGCGATACATATGTCTATGCTAAAAAAGCAGCAGAGTATAAAAAACGTGGTAAAGAAGCTAAAACTAAATTTGAGAATCTTCATAATATAGCACGTTCAAAATTTACAGAAAAAGAAATAGAACAAAGAATAATAGACAGAAAAGCCGGTTCCCCAAGAAGAGACTATGATAAATATACTTATCCTGAGGTACGAGAAAGAGCTGCTGATGAATTTATAAAAAATGAACAATATGAAAAAATTGAAAGATCATATATTAACTCTGCTAAAAAAGAATTATCTTCAATCCCAAAAGAAATGATAAAAGATGGTAAAAAACTCTATAATTCTATTTTGTCAAAGATTAAATCTATACGAGTAAATAAATCTAAAAAATAAATCATTAAGGAGATAATATGCCAGAACAGATACATAGGCGTTTTAAAAACGCGTGGAACGCTTTCTTGGGTAGAGACCCAACACAAAATTACCATAACGAAGCTGGGTATGGAGTTGGCTTTAGACCAGACAGACCTCGTTTCTCAATAACAAACGAAAAGTCTATCGTTAATGCTATTTACAATCGTATAGCATTAGATGTAGCAGCCGTTAATATCGAACATGTTAGATGCGATGAAAACGGCAGATACACAGACAGAATAGACTCTGGATTAAATGATTGTTTGAGGGTTGAAGCTAATATCGACCAAACTGGAAGAGCGTTTATACAAGACGTTGTTATATCTATGTTTGATGAAGGTGCAGTCGCTATAGTTCCAACTGATACAATAAACGATCCAACAAATACCAATTCATATGATATTTTATCACTTAGAACTGGTAAAATTACAGAATGGTTCCCAGATAAAGTTAGAGTTAATGTTTATAATGAAAACATTGGTAGAAGGGAACAAATCGTATTACCAAAATCCATGGTAGCAATTGTAGAGAATCCATTCTATACAGTAATGAATGAACCAAACTCTACACTCCAAAGACTTATCCGAACACTTAATCGAATAGACAGATTGGATGAACAAAATTCATCCGGCAAGATGGACCTTATTATTCAGCTTCCTTATTCTCTTAAGACTGACCTTAGACGTAATCAAGCTGAAGAAAGAAGAAAGGCCATTACCGACCAACTTATGGGATCTCAGTATGGAATAGCATACATTGATCAGGCTGAGAAAATAGTTCAGCTAAATAGACCGATAGAAAATACTATGTGGGCTCAAGCTACAGACCTAACGGCGATGCTTTACCAGCAATTATCTATATCGGATACTATTATGAACGGAACTGCCGATGAGCAGACCATGAAGAACTATTACAATAACACAATTGACCCTGTTATAACAGCCATAGTTGAAGCTATGATTAGAACGTTCTTAACAAAAACAGCTCGTTCGCAAGGTCAATCAATCAAGTACTTTAGAGATCCATTTAAGCTTGTTCCGGTTAGCCAGCTTGCTGATATCGCGGATAAGTTTACTAGAAATGAAATTGCATCTTCTAACGAACTTCGTGCTGAGATTGGATGGAAACCATCAAAAGATCCTAGAGCAGACGAGCTTCGTAATAAGAATCTTAATGAAGCAAAACAAGAGGGGGACCCAATAAACCTCAAAGACGAAACCGAAGAAGATGAAGAAAATTAGATAAGGAGGAAAAATCAAAATGGCAGTAAAAGTACCAAGTGGCTATGACTTTTCTGGTTACGCCACAAGGAACGACATTCTGTGTACAGATGGTCGAACGATTCGCCAGAATGCTTTTAAGCATCAGGATGGTAAGAAGGTTCCTCTTGTATGGAATCATCTGCATAATGACATGACTAATGTTATAGGTCATGCTCTTTTGGAAAATCGTGAAGACGGTGTATACTGCTACGGTTATCTTAATGATACCGAACTAGCAAAAACTGCTAGAGAGCAGATAAGACATAGAGATATCACATCCATGTCTATATATGCCAATCATCTTAAACAGAAAGCCGGAGATGTAATTCATGGAATTATTCGTGAAGTTAGCCTAGTGCTTGCTGGTGCTAACGATGGAGCTTTTATTGATTGGGTACTAGAGCATTCCGACGAGGATGATGGTGCTGCAATTATTTATCCTATGGATGAAGACACTTTCCTTTTCCACTCAGATAAAAACAAAGATGAGGACGAAGATGAGGGTGATGACGATGAAGACGATGAAGACGAATCCGAATCCGGAGACGAGGATGACGATGACGAGGAAGATGAGGATGAAGATATGGAAGACAAAAAGAAAATGACACATGCCGATGATACTTCAGATGAGACAATCGGCGAAGTGCTAGACACATTGAGTGAAAAACAGAAAAATGCGGTTTATGCTCTCCTAGCAGAAGTTAGCGATAACCCAGGTAGCAAATCCAACGAGGAGGATGAAGAAGTGAAACATAATGTATTTGACGAAGACACAAGAAGCGGTAATTTCCTGTCACATGCAGACGAACAGGATATTATAGCAGATGCTAAGAGAATGGGCTCATTGAAAGATGCTTATTTAGCTCATTGCGAATCATTGGGCATGGATGAAGATGATGCTCTTCAGCATGCTGATGCTGCAACATACGGTATTGACCATATTGAGGCACTCTTCCCAGAGTATAAGAGCCTTAATACACCACCAGAATGGATTAAGAGAGATACAACATGGGTATCAAAAGTTCTTAATGCAGCTCACCACATTCCATTCAGCAGAATTAAGTCCATGTTTGCAAATCTTACAGAAGACGAGGCAAGAGCAAAGGGTTACATCAAGGGCAAGCTTAAGAAGGAGCAGGTATTCTCACTTCTTAAGAGAACTACAGACCCGCAGACAATTTATAAAAAGCAGAAGCTGGACAGAGATGACCAGATTGATATTACAGATTTCGATGTAGTTGCATGGATTAAGTCTGAGATGAGAGGTCAGCTCGATGAGGAACTTGCAAGAGCAATTCTTGTTGGTGACGGAAGACTCACATCAGATGATGACCACATTTCTGAAGAGCATATCAGACCAATCTGGAAGGATGCTGATCTGTTTGCTGTAAAGGTAACAATCACAATGAAGGCAAACGCAACAGATGATGATAGAGCTCGTGCATTCCTTAGAGCAAACCTTAAGGCTCGTAAATATTATAAGGGATCAGGCTCACCATCAATGTTCACAACAGATAGCCTTCTTTCTGATATCCTTCTTCTCGAAGATGGTGTTGGACGTATGCTCTATGAGACAGACGCTGCAGTAGCAACAAAGTGCAGAGTTAAGGAAATTGTTCCAGTTGAAATTATGGAAGGCCTTAAAGATGATACTCAGGGTGATCTTGCAGCTATCGTAACTAACATGGCTGACTATAATGTTGGTGCTGATAAGGGTGGAGCTGTATCAATGTTTGAAGATTTCGATATTGATTACAACCAGATGAAGTACCTTATCGAAACAAGATGCTCAGGTGCACTTGTTAAGCCTTATTCCGCACTTGTATTCTCATTCAAGCAGGGAAGTGGTTCAACAACAACTGTCACATTCTCAGGCGATGGTATGGACGAGTTTACAATTAAGGACGAGTCAGCAGCAGGTTGATGCGTTAGCAATAGCTAACTAAAGGGATGGTGCCAGGCACTCAGCCGAGCTTGGTTAAATAGACTGGGGGATTGAGAGTCAGCCATCTCAATAAATTCAAAATGGGAGTAAAATCATGAAATTCTATGGACCTATTGGTTTTTCTATAACAGAAGGTGATCCAGAAACTGGAATAAGTTCTGAAAAGATAATAGAAAAAAAATATTCTGGTGATATTTTAGAGTTCACCAAGAGAAGAGACAGCGGAGAACACATCAATGATGGGCTGCGTATAAATGTACAAATCTCTATTCTGTGTTGTGATCCATGGTTTTACGATCATGTAACACTAATACGCTATGTTGAATACATGGGGTCTAAATGGAATGTAGATACAATAGACCCAACAAAGTATCCATCTATAGTAATTACTCTTGGAGGTTTATATCATGGAGACGAACCAGAGGAAGAGTCGGAGGCTGGAACTTCAGAAGATTCTGAGACAGATTCTGGGGAGTGACAATGTATATTTTCAACCCCCGGAGAATATTAAATTAAAGTATCCATGTATTATATATGATGTTGGGGTGAACCTTTTAGCACCTGCTAATAATCGTAAGTATGTGTATAATTATGGATACCAAATAACTTACATAACTAAAGACCCTGATCCAGATGTTCCCGATAAATTACTTGAATTACAATATTGCTCATTTGATAGGCAATTTAAATCGGAAAATTTGTATCATTGGCACTTTCATATTTATATTTAAGGAGGAATAACATTATGTTTTTAGCAAAATGGGATCAGATTGGTGAAAGACTCTATCAGACTGGTGTTGATAGAGGTATGCTTTACCAGTATGATGACACAACAAGTACATTTACAAATGGTGTAGCATGGAATGGTCTTACATCTGTAAATGAATCACCATCTGGTGCAGAAGCAAATGACCAGTATGCAGATAACATTAAGTATCTGTCACTTCGTTCTGCAGAAGACTTCGGGGGTACTATCGAAGCATTCACATATCCAGATGAATTCGAGCAGAATGATGGTACAGCAACACCAGTAAAGGGTGTTAAGGTTGCACAGCAGACAAGAAAGACATTCGGATTCTCATACAGAACTCTTATTGGTAATGACACTAAGGGAACTGACTATGGTTATAAGATTCATCTTGTATACTCAGCAACGGCTTCACCATCAGAACAGAGCCATGCAACAGTTAATGACTCACCAGAAGCTGAGACACTGTCATGGGAGTTCACAACAATTCCTGTAGAAATCGGAACAATTAACGGTGTTGCGTATAAGCCAACAGCACACATTACAATTGATTCTACAGAGTTCAAGACAGCTGGTGAGAAGGCTCGTCTTGCTGCTTTCGAAGAGATTATCTATGGTAAGGCTGCTGATGCCGCTGCTGGAACAGCTGCAGTTCAGCCAAGACTTCCACTTCCTGCTGAAGTATTTACGCTTCTTGCACTTACATCAGAAGGCTCAGTAGTTCTTTCAACAAATAGCGTAACTGTAGAAGTTGGAAAAACAGTAACAATTACAGCTACAACAACACCAGCTGATGCTACAGTAGTATGGAGCTCAGATGATGAAACAGACGCAACTGTAGAAAACGGTGTGATCACAGGTGTAGCAGTTGGTACAGCTAATGTAACAGCTACAATCACAGTTGACGGTACAACATATGCAGACACAGCTAAGGTAACAGTAACAGCTGCAGGCTGATAAAACAATTAAACCAGTTGAGGGGCTCTGAAATAAGGGCTCCTCTTTTCATAATGAAAGGGGAATAATAAAATGTATACAACAACTATTGAATATGAAGATTACGATGGAAATAAGAGATCAAAGGAAGCTAGCTTCCACCTTAATAAAGCCGAACTTCTTGAGCTTCAGGTAAGCTGGGATGGAGGACTTGAAAAAGTTCTTAAAAAGATTATTGAAGAGCATGATCAGAAGAGAATGATTGAAATGATTAAGATGATTATTCTCAAGGCTTATGGTGAAAAGTCCATCGACGGTAATAGATTTGCAAAGAGCACTGAAATCACAGATGCTTTCACTCAGACAGAAGCTTATTCAAAGCTCTTTATGAAACTCGCTACTGATGATAAAGCAGCAGCTGATTTTGTAAATGGAATCCTGCCAAAGGATTTAGTTAACGATCTTAAGAAGCTCGAAGCAGAAGCTGGTAACGACGCTTCTAAGATAGCTGAGATTCCTCAGAAGACAAACTAAATCAAAATGGTAGTAAATAGAGGAGGCAAGAATGCTCAAGATAGTAATCGAAGGAAAAGAACGATTTGATGAAGAAACCGAAAGATTCATACCACCTATGAAACCACATACTTTAATGCTTGAGCATTCCCTCTTATCTATTTCGAAATGGGAATCAATTTATCATAAACCGTTTTTGTCCACAGATAAAGATTTAGATATGATAAAAACTTACGTTAAATGTATGACTTTAAATCAGAATATTCCAGATGAAGTATATGAATATTTATCTGCGGATAATATTAATGCGGTTACGGATTATATGGAAGATAACGCAACTGCTACGTGGTTTTCTGATAAAAAAGGACCCCACCAAAATGGTCGAATGAATGGTGAAGTAATAACAGCTGAAATAGTATATTACTGGATGATATCATTAAATATTCCGACCGAATTTCAGAAATGGCATTTGAATAGGTTATTAACACTTATAAGAGTTATATCTATAAAGAATGACCCAGATAGTTCCAAAAATAGGAAAATGACCGCAGCAGAACGAAGGGCATTAAATAAAGCGAGACAAGCCAAATATCATACTAGAGGATAAACATATGCCAATAAAATTTGTTCAAAAAGGAAATTTCACAAAAACTTCTTTATTTTTTGAAAAATGCAAAAACATTTTTAAAGCTGGTACACTCGATAAATTTGGTCGAGAAGGTGTTGCTGCTTTATCTATGGCGACTCCAGTAGATACGGGTAAAACTGCTGCTTCATGGCGTTATGAAATAAAAAATGTACCTGGGGAATTATCGATAACATGGTTGAATGACTCAGCAACAGAAGACGGTATCCCCATTGTTGTATTATTACAATATGGTCATGGTACTGGTAATGGAGGATATGTAAGAGGAGTAGATTTCATAAATCCAGCGATGAAACCTATATTCGATAAAATACAAGATGCTTTATGGAAGGAGGTTACAAAATAATGCCAAATTCAATCGATAATAAAATTGTCGAGATGCAATTTGATAATGCCAATTTCGAAAAAAATGTAAGGCAGTCAATAAAAACACTCGAACAATTGAATAAAGCTCTTGAATTAGATGACGCTGCTAAAGGCTTTGAACAAATGGAAAAAGCAGCCGATTCAATAGATTTATCAAAACTCACTAAAGCCGCTGAGGTTATAGAAAAGCGATTTAGTGCTGCTGGAATAGCTGGTGCCGCTGTTATTAATAGAACGGTTAATGGTACCATCAATCTTATAGGAAAATTAGGTTCTACTGTTGTTGGATTAGCTAAGCAGGGCGGTATTAACCGAGCTTTAAACTTGGAACACGCCAACTTCATGCTAAATGGTATCTTAAAAGATGCTAGCAAAGTTGCTGAGATCATGAAAGAAGGCGGACCGGTTCAAAGTGCGGTTAAAGGAACTGCTTATGGACTTGACGCAGCAGCTAATGCAGCGGCTCAGTTTGTTGCATCAGGCGTAACGGACCTGCAAAAGTTAGAGAATGCTTTAACTGGTATCTCAGGTGCAGCTGCTATGACCGGTTCTTCATATGAAGATATTGCAAGGATTTTTACTACAGTTGCTGGTAATGGCAGACTTATGGGAGATCAGCTACTGCAGTTCTCTGTTAGAGGTCTTAATGTAGCCTCTGAACTTGCTAAGAGTCTTGGAAAGACAGAAGCTGAAATAAGGGACATGGTTTCTAAGGGTAAGATTGACTTTGAAACCTTTGCCACAGTAATGAATAATGCTTTCGGTGACCAGGCTAAAAAAGCAAACGAGACTTTTACAGGTGCACTGTCTAATGTAAAAGCTGCATTATCAAGAATTGGTGCAAAAATAGCTACTCCAGCTCTGGAGGGATTAAGAAAAATATTCGTTAGTTTGATAGATGTTATAAACGAAGTTAACACGTTATTATCATCTAACATAATAGCTTCAATAGTTAAATTTATAGAAGAAATATCTGAATCTTTGCAACTAGTATTACAGTCAGAAAAGATGTTGGCAGTAATAAAAAATATTATCACCGGAATGGAGACATCTTTCAATAATTTAGTAACGGTATTAGGTGTAGTAAAAAGAGCTTTTAAAAATATATTCCCAGAAAGAACAATAGATGTAATATACAATCTTACTTCTAAAATAACGGAATTAAAAACAAGTTTAACATTAACCGATGAAACTGCTATGAAATTGCAGATGACATTCCAGGGACTGTTTGCTATATTAGATATTATAGCTACAGTTATGAGTCAGGTTATTGGTATATTTGTTCCTGGATTCGCTAAATTAAATGACGGCGCTGCAACATTAGGCGATAAAATATTATGGATTACTGGTTTCATAGGATTCTTACTTACAGAATTGGATGACTGGATAAAGAAGAATAATATAGTTAAAACCGGTTTGGATGTTTTAACTGAATCTATAAAGATGGTTGGTTCTATAGGATTGACCGTGTTTGGTCCAGTAGTAATTATATTACAGAAAGTTATTACATTCTTTGGTAAAATAGCTACTGTTATTATTCAGTTCATAAAAGAAGCTTATAAATTACCAATAGTTCAAACAATAATAAATGATATAAAGAATGCTATTATTAGATTGGGTAATATTGCATTACCTGTATTATATAGTGTTGGTGGAGGATTCGCTTATCTATTAACTTGTGCCGAAAATTTCGCTCAAGGTAATTACCTGAATGCAGGATTAGATAAATTAGAATCAACACTCAATGGTATATATAGCGGATTAAGTAAAGCTGGAAGTGGCTTTAAGAATTTGTTTAATGTATTTAATAAAAATAAATCGACATTGGATAGAGTGGAATCTGGCATTGTAACAGTTGAAAACACTATAAACAATGCTGGTCCAATGACAGAAGGAGTTCATACACTAACTCGTAATGTCGACTCCGTTTCTGATTCTATTACTGTACTAGCAGAAACTGCAGAAACTACTGCTGTGGAAACCCAAGAGACAATGAAGAAATTCGAAACGGCTGGCAAGATATTCTTATTAGGTTTCGGTGCATCTATTATATCTGCATCAGTTAATGTAGGACGTGCATTCCATTCTATAAGTGATGCAGTAAAAGGATTAAAATCTACTACGGATTTATTAAAGGCATTTATAAATAATCTGAATTTAAGTGTAAAAATTAAGGTAATATTATCGTTTGCAGCTTGCATCGCTATATTAGCTGGTTCATTAGCATTACTTACAATATTGGACCCAGTTAGATTATTAGCTGCATCTGCTGCAATAACCGTATTAATGATAGCTATGGCTAAAGTAGCAACAATTCTGGCAGTTATAAATAAAGATGCCGTTAAGAATTTCAAAAATGCATCTTCTGGTATAGTTCAATTGGCTAGTGCTATGCTTATATTAGCAGCAGCTGTTAAATTGATGTCTACGTTTTCAAGTAATTGGTGGACATTAGCAAAAGCCATTGGTGGATTAATTGTGATGATGTATTCATTAGCTGGAGCTATTATATTTATAGGAAAATTCCAGAAGAATGCGATAAAAGGTTCTCTGAGTATTGTTTCATTTGCAGCTGGCGTATACTTGGTAATGAAGTCATTGCAAAAAATACAGGCACTAGATTTAGATGCTATAGAAAAAGCCATACCTATATTATTAAAGATTATGTCTGGTATGGTTGGTCTAGCTGTATTAATGTCATTCAGTTTCTCACCATTTGGTGGATTCGCGTTTGCTAGTCTTGCAGTTGGTATAGCTATAATGTTCAGAGCCTTAGAAGGTATGGCTGGACTTGACCCAAAAGTTTTATATCAAGTAGAAGATTTATTTGAAACATTAGGCGACATAATACGAAGTATCTTAATAGTAATGGCTTTTATGCAGGCATTGAAAACTATCGAAGCTGGTTTAGTATTTGCTTCTAAGAAATTAACTACCATTGGTAACACTGTTAATGGTATGTTTAAGGGTATGTTTGCGTTAGCTAATAAAGGAATTAAGTATATGGGTATAGCATCTATTATAATTTCTATAGCTGCTTCTATATATTTAATAGCTGAATCAATTATAAGATTATCGGTTCTATCACCAACAGAACTTGCAATTGGCGCAGGAGCTACTGCTGCTATAGCCGCTGCTGTTACATTCGTAACACAGAAAGTTATAGAAATGGCAGCTCAGGTATTAGTTGCATCTGGTGCTGGACGAGCCTTGACATTAGGTCTTATGGGTATCTCATCATCGGTATTAATGGCAGCTTTATCTGTAAAATTGATAGCAGACATGGATGAGACGTTATTCTTGCAGGGTGTTGAAAGAGTAGTTGTATTAGAAGGCGCCGTACTTGCTATGGTTGGAGTTCTTCAAGTTATAAATAAGTTAAACGGTGGAATGTCAACAATAAATGCTGGTATTAAAACAATGGCTGGCATAGCATTAATGATTGGAACATTAACTGCCGCTGTTGCTATACTATCGTTTATACCATGGAAAGCTATGATAGCTCCATTAATAACTATCGGTATAATGCTTGCTGGTATAGCAGTTATATTACATCAGATGGCTGCTTTGGCTCCTATGACGACTCAGGCAACAGTATCCATTGGTTTGATGATGGGCGTATTCCTATCATTTGGTGTTATGGGTGCTTTATTGGCGAAAGTTGATCCAGGAAAAATGTTAATGCATATAGCAAACATGACGCTTGCTATAATTGCTATTGGCGGATTAACGAAAGCTGCTAGTTCTATAGATCTTGGTTCTTTGGCAATTATGGGAGCAATGGTTGGTATAATAGCGGTTATGACTGGTGTAGCCGTAGCTCTTAATGGTGTTGATTGGCAAAAATTCCTCGCAAATATGCTTGTATTAAATGCTGGCGTATTACTTCTCGGTATGGTACTAATGGCATTAGGTGCTGTAGCACCAGAAGCATTAATGGGCGAAGGTGTGCTATTAGGTTTAGCTGCTGCTATGGCCGTGTTTGGTGGTGCTGCTATCCTATTTGCGGTTGCTGCTACGATAGCTGGTGCTGCGTTGAATATTATATCTGACGCTGTTATAAAGATGGCTGATATAGATATATTAACAATGGCATCCGGATTAATATCATTATCTGAAGCTATTACATTACTCACCTTGACGGCGCCAGGAATGGTAATATTATCCATATCATTGTTATCCTTAACTGCTTCATTAACTATATTTGCGGGTGCAACTATATTATTCACAAATTCTATGAATGGTCTAATAAATCTGCAATTTGATAATTTATTAGGTCAATTCATGAAGTTAGGACAAGCAGTTGACTTCTTTAATTCTAAGTTCTTTGCATTTGCTAAATTTATGGCAATAGCTCCAGCATTGGCGGTATCATTTACCTTATTAGGAACTGGTGT